CGTCATTGTTATGCCGTATACCAATAACGCTCAGGCTGAGCTACAAGCTGTTAATGAAATTCTGGCGTCTATTGGTCAGGCGCCTGTTACCACCATCGAGGCACAGACCATCACCTATGAAGATGGTTCTACTGTCGAAGCTGTAATCAACCCGGAAGTTGCAATTGCTTATGAGACCTTGATGCAAGTCTCTCGGGAGGTACAGGCAGAGGGGTGGACATTTAACCGAGAGGTTGAGTACCCACTTACTCCTGATACTAATGGCTATCTATCAATGACTGGTAGTATGCTGCAAATTGACCTTAGCGATAATGTTGCTAATAGCAGCTATGATACTGTTATCCGTAACGGTAGACTTTATGATAAAATTGGACATACTGATGTATGGGATACAGCCAAGACATACAATGTAGATGTTGTCTGGTATTACGACTTCGTTGATCTCCCTCAAGTCTTCAGGGATTACATTACATCACGTGCTGCTACACGTTGTGCTATTCGTCTTGTGGGTGATGTGAACCTTACCCAGGCTCTTGCTTCCTTTGAAACATGGCGTCGCTCTAACTGCCTTGAGTATGAGTGCAACGAAGGTGACTACACTATGTTTGGGTTCAAACAAGGTGATGGCTTCTACAATAGTTACAAACCATTTAAGGCACTTGCACGATGACAGCAGTATCTCAACGTATACCTAACTTCATTGGTGGTGTTTCCCAGCAAGCTGATGAGAAGATGCTGTTGGGTCAAGTAAAAGAGGCTGTAAACTGCTATCCTGATATTACACTTGGTATGTTGAAGCGTCCTGGTGGTAAGTTTATCGGTAGGCTTGCTAGTCTAACAGCTAATACTGCTGATCAAACAGCATGGTTCAGTATGTTTAGAGATAACCAGGAGAAGTACATCGCTAATGTTACATCTGCTGGTGTCATTAGAGTATGGAATCTATTGACTGGATTAGCCGGTACTGTTACATACCCTTCTGGTAAGCAAGCCTCTATCGAAAGCTACCTCACAGCTACTGATTATCGTAGTATCAAAACTCTTACTATTAACGACTTCACCTATATCGTTAACAGTGAGAAGGTAGTTACTGCTAAAGCTGCTCCAACTTGGAATGCTAAGCGTCAAGCTACTATTGTTATTACTGGTGTCGAGAATGATGCTATCTATACTGTTAAGGTTGGTGGTTCCACCTTTACCTATACCTCACCAGCACCTCCAGTAGCACCTACAACTGCACCAACTGCAACCATCTCTATTGTTACAGCTGGTGTATCTGCTGCTATTACTAGTGGTTTCGCTACCAAGACTGTTATTGATAACACCATCTACCTTACCTTTAACTCAGATACAGATGTATCCGGTAATGCAGGTATTGATGGTAAGAGTATTCGGGTCTTCCAGGACTCAGTAGACACCTTTGCACGGTTACCTGAGCAAGCTAAGCATAACCAAGTAGTGAAGATCAACAACACTAGCGCCAGCCAGGATGACTTCTATCTTAAGTTCATTGCTGATGATGGTAATAGTGGTAAGGGTTACTGGGAAGAGACTGTTGCACCTAACGTCAGTACTGGTGTAAATGAGGCTACAATGCCCATTGCATTGATTCGTACTAGTGTTAGTCCGCTAACGTTTAGAGCTACCTTCCTGGACGGCTCAGAGGCCATTAACAACCTTCCTCTGCTATGGGAGCCACGGTTGGTTGGTGACAATGAATCCAACAGCCACCCAAGTTTTGTAGATCACACTATTCAGGATATCTTCCTATTTAACAATAGGCTTGGTTTCTTGACTGAGGATAACGTTTCCATGTCCCAGGCTGGGGACTACTATAACTTCTACCACAAATCTGCTACTACTATTACTGCTGCTGATCCTATTGATCTCAGCTGTGCAAGTATTAAACCTGCTACAGTTCGTTCAGTTGTACCAGTTACACAAGGTCTATTACTCTTTAGTGATAGTCAGCAGTTCTTGATGGAAGCAGAGAATGGTGCATGGACTCCAGCTAACTGCTCTATTAGTACAATTGCGAATTACGAATGTGATCGTCACCTGAAACCTATTGATCTAGGATCTACAGTCCTATACGTCAGTAAAAACCAAAGTTGGTCTAGGGCATTTGAGATCTTTGTTAGGGGACAACGAGAGTCTCCTAGCGTTACAGAGACAACTAAGATTGTTCCTGAGTGGATGCCTAATGGTATCACAGATACGACTGGTAGTGCACAGAATGGCCTGTGGGTAGCCTCTAGTCGTACTTCTAAGTACTTGTATATCCATAGGTACTACGAGCAAGGTGATGAGCGTCCTATGGCTGCATGGGTAAGATGGTTACTGCCATCTAATGTTATCCACACAGCTATTCAGAACGATGTACTTTATATCCTAACTAGTGGCACAGAGGGGTATACGGTTACCCAACATAAGCTAGTACTTTCACCTACTACAGGTGGCCTCATCAATATCTTTGGTAACGCAGTTGATCCACACCTTGATTCATGGTGTGAGGTGACTGATGCAACCATGGTATCCCCGGTACCACCTACTGCACCAACATACAATCAAACTACTAACATAACTAAGGTCTACCTACCTACCTACTTTGATACCACCAAGACAATTAGGTATGTAGTCGGTCTAAAGAAAGTACCACCAGCTGGTACGGAATCTGGTTATACCAATACTGCTACTTTGTTAACTGATGGTGGTGGTACGTACTTTAATATCCCTGGTGATGCCAGCGGTAGCTACATCTATGTTGGCTATGAGTACAGCATGGAGATAACTCTACCTAGGTATTACTACAACATGGGTCAAACAGGTGTTGATTTCACTGCAGTCACTACTACTTCTCGTATGGCATTCTATACAGGTCTTGGTGGTGATATCTATTTTAACCTAAAGGACCGCACTAGATCAGATTGGTACAATGTTAATGGTGCTAAGATTGCTGATCTCTACACTGCTAATACATCCCCATTCCGTGATGTCTTTATTTACAAAGTCCCAATCTATCAAAGGCCAGACAACTATACAATGAAAGTAACATCAAACACTCCGTTCCCTGTTAGTCTTGTGTCTATGCAGTGGGAGGGACAATATGCACCTGGCTTCTATCGGAGGACCTGAGCGTGGATCCAATTAGTGCAATCCTAGGTATTGGTAGTGCTGTAATGGGCGGCTTAGCTGGTCAAGCTGAAGCCGATGCTCAGAATGCTGCTATCAATGCCCAGCATAAATATAGTACACAAGCTTGGCGTTACGGTAAACGTAGCACTATGGCTGATTGGCGTCATAGTACTAAACAATGGCGCCTTAATGAGAAGAATGAAGAAACTCTTGGTGCCTTCAAGGATGCTACCAATTTACAAGATTGGCTGTACAACTTAAAGATTCAAGACTTTGAATATGCCTCTCAGATGAAGCAATATGCTAAGTCTGAGAAGATCTACGGTCAACAGCTTACCTTCAATCAGATGGCACAAGCTGCTGCCAATGAAGCCGAGTATCGTAAGATGGAAGACACCATGAAAGAGATGGCCTTCCAGAACCAAGATATCGTTATCAAGGCACTTCAATCCGAAGGAATTGCTGCTGTTAAAGGTCAGCAAGGTAGAAGTGCAGAGAAGATGGAGCAAGCTGAATTCGCTGCTCTTGGTCGTAACCAAGCTATTCTTGCTGAGTCACTTCTCAGTGCTAAGGCTGACACAGCATCTGCTCTCCGTAAGATTGCTAACGATAAGTTCGGTGCTGATCTTGCAGCAGAAGCTAGTCGTATGCTACGTCCTGATCGTCTCCCGCAACCGCCTAAGCCTCTTGCTACACCACGTGCTGAGTATCTCAAACCACGTAAGCCTAAGGCGTTTGACTTCGGTCCTAAGCCAGTTAAAGGTGCTATGGCATCATCTACAGGTTCATGGATGGGAGCAGCTACTCAAGGTTTAAGTAGTATTGCTGGTGCTATTGGTAGCTCTGGAAGTAAGTATGATTTCACATTGGGAGGGAGGACTAACTCTTTAGGTGGAGCATAATCACTAACTAACATTAAAAATGGATCAAGTAAGTTACAGAGGGTACGCCCGGAGTATAGGTTTCGATCCTATTAAAGCACCTACGGAAGGTCTTGCTCGTATGCAAGAACGCGACAACCGTACCATACGTGGTATGGAGGATAACCGTAGGGAAATTAAGCAGGTAAGAGACGAGTATGGTGCTGGTCTTGAGCGTAAGCTCAGTATCGAAGCACGAGATCGTGATCAAAACTATCAGTGGGAGAGGAAGCTTTCCGAGAATCGTCAAGAAGCTATTGGTAAGAATGCTCAAACACTAATTCAAAGCGAGCTACAGCGTGGTAAGAACGCAGAAGCTGTCTTTGAAAGTCTTTCTAAATTTAGCACAACCCTTAGTGAAGGTCTTACTGAATACCGTAAGGCTAAAGAAGAGTCTGATATGATGGCTGGCTACATGGAAGTAGCCACAGGTGGTCTATCACCACAACGCCAACAAGCAGTAGCTGGTGCTGAATCTCTCCTTAAGCAGAGTGGTGAAGCCCAGGATCAAATCGCTGAAGGATTCCAGTCAAGAGGATTGGACCCTTCTGTTGTTACCAGTCTCCTCACAGGCAATAAGGCACGTGACTATGGTCGCCTTAAAGCTCATATGGAGATCCTCACTGCTGAGTTCCCTAACTATGCTCAATCTAAGTTGGATGAAATGGGAGCTGTTACAGCAGCTGATCGTACTGCAGCAATGCAGAGCATCTTTGGTGACTTCCTGAAAGAGAATGGAGTGTTCGGACTGAGTGCTGACTTTATGGCACCATCCCTTATGAAAATGAGGGGAACCTATAACTCCTACGTTGAAGCTGCTAGGAAGTCAGATGTAGTCAACAAGTCCTCCACTATGCGTGATGATGCCTTCAGTGGTATGTCTCGCATCAAGACGGGAGAAAGCCTTGCTGAGGCATTTAGGACTACTGCACGTAGTTACAGAGAAGACGGTGTTACCCCTGTAGGTAATGCAACTGCTAAGTCTGAGATCTTTAAGGAACTAGCTGATACTACTCGTTACTCCGATGCCGATGTTGAGCGTATGCTCAAAGAAGCTCAAACAGACCAAGGTAGTTGGTTCGACCGATTCCCTCGTGATGTTGATGACCTTAGGAATGCACGACAGAAGGACCAAGAGGCTGAGTTTCAGCTTGTTGAAGCACAAGAGCGTCGTGAGAACAAGAAGCAAGAGGATCAGCTGCTTGATTGGGTGAAGAACAACAATCCCAATGAAGAGACCCTTCAAGCTATTATTAAGGAATCTAAAACAAAAGGTATCAACACTGATCGTCTACAAGCGTACCTTGCCTTCACTACTGAACAACAGAATGCTGACTTCTGGACTAAACAGTTCCGTGAACAGTATGAGCAAGGCACACTTAGTGCTGATGATGTTGATCAACCTGGTGTACCTATTGAGGTGCGGGAGACATGGCGTACTCGTGCTCAGCAGTTAGATCAACAACGTTCTGATTCTGGCATTAAACAAGAGACCATCAAGGCTGAACTTACTGATGCTCTTAAGCAGAACTTGATTGGTGATAGTACCAGCCGTAGCGCTCACTACAGCATGAGAGGTGCCTCTGACTATGCACTCAAGTTGTATAACCAGAAGTTTAAGCAATATGCTAAGACGATGGAACCTGCTGTTGCTGCTAATAAAGCACGACTGGATGTCCTTACTGCTATCGAAACGAAGAAGGGCGCCTTTGCTGTTATTGGGTCATCTGAAGCTGCTACAGGTAAGACACAAGCCTTCTATGCTGCCTTCACACCTGGTAAGCATCCCGGTGCTCCTGCTGCTATTAATGTCATTACAACGTCTGAGGTTATCAAAAAGGTACGTGCTAACAGCAATGTAATTAATACCCAGGTACTGGCTAGTCCTGCTCTCCTCAAGGATATTGATAACCGCATTGCTAGCGGTAAGCCTATCTCTATCCCACAGATCTACACTGATTTGTCTAGGGCAATGCCTGGGATGACACCTACTCAGATCCTCAATGCTCAACTTAAGGCTGCAGGTCTTACTCAACAAGTACGCCCTGGTTTTAGGGATCAACTGAACCAGATCAATGATCCGGTACTGCGTCGTATCTTAGATCAACCTCTTACTCAAGATCGTCTCAATACTGCTATTATTGGTAGCGGCAATGCACCTGCTACTGTACGTACAGGCAACAGTGGCTTTGCTGATGTACAGTCCCTTGGTACTGCATCTGGGTTTAAGTTCCCACAGGTAATGGCTGCTATGTGGGCACTAGAAAGTGGATGGGGCAAGTATACTAGTGGTAAGAATAATGTGTTTAACATTAAAGCACGCCCTGGTCAAGGCACCATGAAGAACGGTTCCTATTGGAGGGACTATGCTTCTCCCCTTGAATCTGCTAAGGACTTCATGAATCTCATGACTGATCCTAGATATGCACCTGGTCTCTCTAGAGCTAAGACGCCACGTCAAGCTATCGAAGCAATTGCAGCTGGTGGTTATGCTGGTGGTGAGGCTACTTATCCTAGTAAGATTATACGTGTTATGCAGCAGATGGGTGTCAATGTAGATCAACCGTATACGCCCGCTGCTACGCCTGCACGTAACCAAGCATTCATGCGTCCTACACTTGCTTACATTACAGATAACATTGGACCTACCTCTACTGGTCCGCACCTAGATGTTAAGCAACAGGACAACCCTAACACTCCTAAGAATGAATTTGCTAGGGAGTTCTCAGCTAAGGCACTTGATAACTTTGTCGTTGTTGAGGATCCTCAGTTTGGTCGTGTTCCTTTGAGTCGTATTCCTGTAACTGATACCTTTGCTGGTCACGTAGCACGTGGTTCTCACGGTATTGACTACGGCACAGCTAAAGGCTCTAAAGTGTTCCTGCAAAATGGAGCACGTATTGTATCTAAATCCCGCACACAACACGGAGATAAATTGGTTATTCAACTGCCGGATGGACGGCGTTTCAGTTTCTTGCATGGTAAAACCCTATGACACAAACACCCTATGTTGACGAAGAAGAACTGAAGCGTCTAGAAGCTGAAGCCCTTGCTGAAGAGCAGGCTTTGCAACAGGCAGCTCCAGCTTATAGTCCTAAGACTGCTCCTGAGACAATGTACCGGGAAGCTACACCAGCTGAAAACAAGGCAGCTGGTAATATACAACCTGTTAAATCTCCTCAACAGCAAGCCGTTCAACAGCTTACTGGTGGTGGCCAACAGCAGCCACAACAACCACTTAATCGTGGTAGTGGCTTTCTCTATGGTAGTGGTGATCCTAACGCTACCTTAGGTCAAGATATTGGTGAGTACGCACAACGTACCCTTGAAGGTCTTGGTTCTGCAGGAATGGGTCTTATTGACTTTGGTATGGATGCCATTGGTCGTATCCCTGGTGCTGAATGGATTGATGACGCATGGGATGCTAAGACAAAGTATAAGAACCCTGCCTTCCAAAAGGTAAGGGAAGTGTCTTCTATTCTTGTACCAGCTATTGGTGTTGGTGCTGCATCACGTATTGGTACTGCTAGCATGGTTGGCAGTCCTGTTGCACGTGGCCTCTCTGCCCTTGGCATTAACGTTGCTGGTGATGTTGCTATCAACGCTATCAGTGATCAATCCGAAGGTGATACCGTATCGACGATTGTGAAAGAAGCGGCACCTTGGCTTCCTATCCCTGATGCTCTTGTGGTGAAGGACAGCGATCCTCCTGAGGTACGTCGCCAGAAGAATATCTATGAATCAGCTGGTATCAGTATCGTTGGTGATATCATTGGTTACTCTGCTGCTGCAGGTCGTGGAATAATGGATTGGTTCAAACCTAACGACACAACGGCTAGGGAGTTTATGTCCTCTGAAGTGATGGTTAACGCTGATGCTGCTACTGCTACTAGGTTGTCAGAGATCGATACTGAAATAGATGCCTTAAATGCTGAAGTTGATAGGCTGCGGAATCTACCTGCTACTGATGCCGAAACTCTTGCATTCAAGATTTCCGCTGTTAATGATATAAAATCTCAAACGGACACTTATAAAAAAGAATTTGATAGGTTATACGAGCAGTACTTTGGAACAGGTAAATCAGATCTCACTGAGAGCCCTCTAGAATCGTTTGTAGAGCGTCAACAGATCAGTAGGGATACCCAAGTAGATGAAGTAGGGAAGGGGCGCCTTCTAGACGATCCTGAAGGGGTTACTGGTGTAGATCCTATGATCACTCCTAACATGTTCCCCGATGGTTCTACCGCTACCCTAAGCCTACCTCCTGGTAGTATTGCTCGTAACATGGCCGATACTACTGCCATTAAACTCGGCACAGCTAGTGGTACTCCTGCTCCTATCCTTTCTGAACGTGCTTACTATGATCTCAGTAAGGGTAATGCTGTCTCCCGTAATATCATCGAAGATCTAGCTGAAGGCACTCGTGCTACTGGTGACTTTGATGCTATGGTTCAGGGCTTTAGATACACCAAAGCTCAGATGAGTGATGCGGCTTGGAAGATCTACAACGACATCATCGGCACTGATAAGGTATCTGATCTCAAGAATCTATTCCTTGATAACCGAGACGTTAAGAACTTGCTTGATGGTCGTACCATTAAGTATGTTAATGATGTCCAAGCAGAAGCTATTGGCTTTGCTATGCGTGAGTTGACTGATAAGTACATCGGTCAAGTTGTTACTGAGACATCAGCTCGTGTCATGGATACAGTAGGACGTGAGGTGGCTGACATTGCTGAAGGTTACAAGGCATTCCCTGAGACTGCTGACCTGAGTCGTACTACTGAGATGCTTGGTGATCGCCTTGCCTTCCTCATGGAAGAGTATGCACTCAATAAGTACATTGCAGGTTGGTCACTTAAGAACCAGGATCGCTGGCAGAAGTTCCTCAAGGAAGCACCTGACAAGGAAGTTGCTATCAAACAGATTACTGAGCAGTTCGACCTTAAAGTACAAGAAAAGAACCTACAAGCACAAGGGTATCGTGACATGATCCGTACTATTGCTACGGAACGTCCTGATGCTGCACAACCACTGATCGATGCCTTTGCATTGTCTAGGGGTGATGTGGATACTCTTGATAAGCTGATGAAGTGGAGTGCCCAACAACTCAGTCCAGTTGGTCTCCTCAAGAGTGGTGACGAAGGTCTTAATGCTTTTGCACAAGGTGTCTGGGCAGTACGTTATAACAACATGCTGTCTGGTATCTCTGCTCTCAAAGCTATCACTGGTAACACTGTTGCACTTACTCTTCGTGCTAATAATGCCTTTCTTGGTACTGGCATTGGAGCATTGATGGGTCGTAACACTGTTGATGATCTTCGTAAGGCTACCCATGTCTATGGTTCATTCTGGCAAGTCAATAAGCGTGCACTGAATGATTCATGGGATACGTTTAAGCGTACCTGGAATAACGGTAAATGGGGCAATGATGGTCAGATGGACTTCCGTGAACTAGCACGTGAAGACCTTGTGACTGATTACAACCCTAACCTTTGGGACACTCTTGCCGATATGGAGCAAGTGTGGGAAAAGGATGGTAACTGGGGTCGTCTTGCTCAATACCGATTTGCTCGGTTTATGTATGATCTTGGTAACTGGCGCTGGTTCAAGTATGGTACCAATGCAATGATCAGTGCTGACTCCTTTGTACAGACTACTGTTGCTTCTCAAATGGCTCGTGCTCGTGCATGGGATGAGGTATCAAGTATCGGTTACAAGGGTGCTGAACTAGCTCAACAACTAGCTAGAGCTGAGAAGATGGCTTATGACGAATCATTCGATGCTGTAGGTAACTTAACCGAGGCTGCTGCTAAGAATGCTGCTGGTGAGATTGCACTTAACCTTGACGATGAGACAGCTACATGGTTGACTCGTGGCGTTAACAAACTTCCTATCCTCAAACCATTCTTCATGTTCCCCAAGACCGGTGTTAATGGTATTAAGATGGCTATGTCTTATACACCCATTGCAACCCTACCTGGTATGAACCGGTACTCTAAGGTACTGTGGGCCGGTGATGATATCAATAAGATCAAAGAGGCACTCATGGAGCATGGTATTGCTTATGATGGTGTACCTAATGGTATGGCTATCTTCAAGGGTCTAGAGGCTGAGTATCGTGGTCGTGTCGCCTTTGGTGCACTTCTATCTTCCTCAATGATGGGTTATGCCCTTGGTGGTAACATCCGTGGTAATGGTCCTGTTAATGCTGGTGAGCGTAAGAAGTTGCGTGATAACTTTAACTGGCAACCTAAGACTATTTATGTTGCTGGTAATTGGGTAAGTTATGCTGGTTATGAACCACTTGATACTATCCTCACTCTTGTCGGTGATATAGCTTATTACTCTCGTGATATTGGCTCTACTCTTACTGAGTCGTTCATCGATAAGTTAGCTTGGACGCTATCTGCTACCTTTGTCAATAAGTCCTGGGTAGCTGGCCTAGAGCCTGTTGTTGCTGTTGCTAATGGCGATGAAACCGCTATCTCTCGCTTCCTTGCTAATGAAGTAAGGGCAGCTATTCCTCTGTCTGGTGCTCTTGGTGTCGTTTCCAACGCTATCACTAGCTCCCAAAAGGATATCTACAAAGATCTAGTCGGTTATGTCATGAATAAGGTACCTGGTTTCTCTAGCCAGCTTCCTGAACAGATCGATATCTACACGGGTAAACCTCTTAACGATATCGATAACCCTATCCTACGTACACTGAACTCTGTTAATCCAGTTAAGATCAGTGAAGGCACTGAACCTTGGCGTCAGTGGTTGATTGATAGTGGTTGGGATGGTGTCCAGATGATTCGTAAGGACAGTACCGGTAACCACGAATACACCCCACAGGAACGAGAAACCTTATACCGTTATATTGGTGAGCAGCAACTGTGGAAAGAGTTCGATAAACTTAGTAAGAACAAGAAGTACAACGATCAATTAGATCGTATTCGTGCTATGCGTGTTCAAGGCCGTCCATCTGAAGAAATTCAAGCCGCTCAAAGTGAAGTCTATTCGGTGATGAACGATATCATGTCTCAAGCTCAAAAGGCAGCTGAACTCCGTATGCAGCAAGAGAATGAACCGATGTGGCGCTCTATCCAAGAGTCACTGACTAATAAGAATATGATGCGTCAAGGTCGTGTTGATGATGCTGCAAGAGCTGCTGATCGTCGTAAAGCAGAGATTGAACGACTCACTCAAATGTATCGCTAACCTTAGAGATGGCAATTACACAAAATACATTCAATGGTAATGGATCTAATTTAGGTCCATTTTCTTTTACCTTCAAATGGCTTGAGCCCACTGATATTAAGGTTACCGTTTCTGGTGTACTGAAAACAGCTGGTACTCATTATAATCTACAGAACCTTAACTATGCCACTAAAAGCGGTGGACAGGTGCTGTTCACTGCTGGTAATGCTCCCCCAGCTGGTACTGGCAACATTCGCGTTTATCGCCAGACTGATGATACTGACTTGTCAGCTGTTTTTAACTCTGGTTCCGCTATCCGTGCCCAGGATCTGAATGATAACTTTACTCAGTCCTTGTACGTAGCACAGGACACAGCTACAGCTCAAAGTAACCTACTAACGTATGTTAATGATACATTCGTTGAAGATACACGAGTTCTTGTCGCTGATAACACCTGGTCAAATAGTGATAATTATAACATTCCAACTATTCAAGCTATTTCTGATCGGCTGACATTTCTTAGAAATGATGGGTTCTACGATACTCGTTATTATACTGAAACCGAGCTTAATAACGGTCAACTAGATACTCGTTACTACACAGAAACTGAACTAAACGCTGGTCAACTGGACACCAGGTATTATACTGAAGCTGAACTAAACGCTGGCCAGCTTGATAACCGTTACTACACGGAAGCTGAGGCTGATGCTCGTTTCTATAATGTCAATACTGAGTCGATTACCAGTACTGACGTATGGACCAATAGTGATGGCTTTGTAGCTACTACTGCTGCTATTGAAGCTCGTATCATTACGTTGGTAGATGAAGTAGGTGGCTTTGTTCCTATCGCAACTTACACTCAATTCCCAACAACTAACCCTGACATCAACAACAATGCTGGTACTGTTGTTTCGATTGCTAGTGTTAGTGGCCTTACGCATTCTGGTGGGTCTAGTACTAACGCTACAACCACAGGTAGTACACCTGTAACCATTACCGGTATTCCTGGCTCTCTGCCTAGCCCTGCTACGGCAACTGGGATGTTGGTTGTTACGACAGGGACACTCAACAGCTATACGTTCCACCGTTTGACCCCTGAGGTTAACGATGTTGTTAACGTAGCTAATAATGCTACCAATATCAATACAGTTGCTGGTCAGATCAGCCCCACAAATAACGTAGGAACTGTTGCTGGTATTGCAGGGAATGTGTCTACAGTTGCTAGTAATAATGCTAATGTAACAACAGTTGCAACAAACATTGCCAATGTAAACACCAATGCAACTAACATTACTAATATCAATACAGTTGCAGGCATTAATGGCAATGTAAGTACTGTGGCTGGTATATCAGCTAATGTCACTACTGTGGCTGGTAACACTGCAAATATCAACACAGTTGCTGGTATTTCCGGTAATGTGTCGACTGTTGCTAATATCAGTTCTAGTGTTACCACTGTTAGTAGTAACATTGCCTCTGTTACAGCTGTTGCTGCAGATGCAACTGACATAGGTTTTGTTGCTAACAACATTGGTGCTGTATCTGCTGTTGGCTCTGATCTTGCTAATAACTTCTCCAATATCTCTGACTACGGTGGTATTACCCAAGCAGTAACCAGTACAGCGGGTACATCTGCTATTCAAACTGTAGCTGATGATATTGCAGATGTTGGTGTTGTTGCAGGTATTAGCTCTAGCGTCAGTACTGTTGCAGGTATTGCTAGCAATGTTACGGCAGTTGCTTCTAATAATACCAATGTTAGCACGGTTGCTGGTAGTATTGCTAACGTTAATACTGTAGCCGGTATCTCTGGTAATGTTACCACGGTAGCCAATAACAACGCAAATGTTACTACGGTTGCAACCAACATTGCAAATGTCAACACGTGTGCAACAAATATCGTTGCCATTCAGAATGCATCAACTAACGCTGCTAACGCTGCCTCCTCTGCTAGTGCTGCAGCGACTTCAGCTAGCAATGCATCCACAAGCGCAACTGCTGCTGCTGGATCTGCTAGTGCTGCAGCAACTAGTGCAGCCAACGCCCTTGTGTCTGAACAGAATGCAGATGCAAGTGAAGCATTAGCTCTTCAATATCGTGATGACACTGCAGCCATCCTTACTCAGTCTGGTTCTGATGCGTATAACGTATCAACCAACCAGTCATGGGGTGATATTATCACTGGTGCATTAAACGCCTTTGATAACGAGATATTGGCTGACATTCTGCTCACAATGAGCAAAGGAACTAACACTTACAATTACGGTACTCTTTAATGGCAACTCAAGTTCAATGGCGTGGTGGCTCAACTGCTGAGCACGCAACGTTTACTGGTGCAGCACGTGAAGTCACGGTTGACACCCAAAAACAAACACTAGTTCTACATGACGGTAGTACTGCAGGTGGTCGTCCACTCCTGCGGGAAGACGGTAGTAATGCAGCACTTGCCCTTGGTAGTGCTGGTACCCCGTCGCTGAAGTTCACTGGCGATACCAACACCGGCCTGTACAGCCCCGGCGCAGACCAAGTAGCCATCAGCACTGGTGGGTCTGGCAGGTTGTTTGTGGATGCGAGTGGAAACGTAACCGTTGACTATTCTTCGGCAAGCGTACAAAGCAACTTCCGAGTCAAAACAAACAGTGCTGGCGCTGCTGCTAATGCGTATTTTGGCATAGACGCAACTGATTACTTCAGAATCTACGTCACAAACGGGGAAACGTGGCTGCGTAATCCCCAAAATACGCCTATGGCGTTTCACACCAACAACACCGAACGCCTGCGCATCACCTCGGCGGGGCTCGTGGGCGTGGGGACTAGTTCGCCTGGCAACCTTCTCCATGTCTCTGGAACATCTAGCACTCCTGCTACATTTGAGCGCACTGGAGCAACCGGCTCGTTCGTTGCCTTCAAAGATTCCACAAGTCTAGTATTTATTGGCAACACAAACGGTGTCTTTTCAATTCAGACACCAGGCAACAGCTATTCAGACAAGTTAGTCGTAACTTCGGCAGGCAACGTAGGGGTGGGCACTACGAGCCCAGAAGCAAGGCTTACAACCATTTCGACAGCTACCCTTAATGGAGTAACTAACTGTACGTTCAGATCCTCTGATAATGCTACGTCGAGCTTTTATATCGGACACGGCTCTGGCGGCATCTCAAATCTTGTATCTGATTCAGCTCTTGGCTTTGGCTTCAACAGTGGCGGAACCTATTTAGAACGCGCCCGCATCGACAACTCCGGCAGGCTCCTGGTGGGCACGTCTAGTGCGCGTGCCAACTTCTACAACTCGACGGCAAGCGCAGCATTTCAGATTGAAGGCAGCGGAACAGGCGGTCGCATGTCTGTACTGCGCTCAGATGCTGGCGGGACTTTGATACTTGGATACAGTCCGACAGCGGCTTTTGACAACGCTATCGGCACCGTTTCATTCCAAGGAAATGACGGCTCGGAATTCGTTGAAGCAGCCAGTATTTCCGCTGTTGTAGACGGCACCCCTGGCGCTAATGACATGCCAGGCAGGCTGGTGTTCTCCACTACGGCGGATGGAGCGAGTTCTCCGACGGAGCGGATGAGGATTACGAATAAAGGATACGTCGCAACTTACTGCGACAACGTTGCGGGCAGTTATGGACTGTATGTCGCGTCTGCCGTAGCAGCTAGCAGCAGTAGTTATCTGATCCTTGGAACGAATGGAGCCACTGGCACTCTTACCGGAACGACGAGCTTCATTGTTGCAACCAACGGAAATGTAACAAATACAAACAACAGCTACGGCGCCATCTCCGATATCAAGCTGAAGGAGAACATCGTTGATGCTGGTTCCCAGTGGTCCGACATCAAGGCCCTGCAGGTTCGCAAGTACAACTTCAAGGAAGGCCAGACCCACACCCAAATCGGTCTTGTCGCCCAAGAGGTTGAGCTTGTTTCTCCTGGTCTCGTCAGCGAATCTCCTGACCGCGACGCAGACGGCAACGACCTCGGCACCGTCACCAAGAGCGTCAACTATTCGGTGCTCTACATGAAGGCAGTCAAGGCGCTGCAGGAAGCAATGGAGCGGATCGAAACCCTTGAGGCCAAAGTTGCTGCTCTTGAGAGCGCGTAGTCCCCTTCACTACTCACCTTCCCGAACGGTAATAACTGCCAGCAAAACCGGATAATATCCGACTTTCTACCCGAACGGGAACATCACCTTTTTGGGCCTACCAATCCCGGTGGGCTCATTTTTTATCACCTAAACACATTTTTTATCATGTCTACCACTTACACTTGGAAAATTGCTCAACTGGAACGCGAAACCACTGATGGTTATGTGTTCACTGCTCACTACACCATTGATGCAGAAGACGGCACCTATCGTGCTGGTGCTTACGGTTCTATCGGCTTTGAGCGTCCTGAAGGCGACCTGATCCCCTTTGCTGACCTGACTGAAGAAACCGTTGTTGGTTGGGTCAAGGATCAACTCACTGCTGAGAAAGTGGCTGAAGTTGAAGCTGCTCTCCAAAACCAACTTGATGAACAGGCCGCTCCTACCAAAGCTGCTGGCCTTCCCTGGGCTTGATCATGATTACAATCTTGGGCATTAAGGTGTCCTATGAGACACTTGCATTCTTTGCCCTTTTTATTGCATCTGAGTATCTTGGTGTAACTAAGAAGCGTAAAGCCAATAGTGTCACTCAAGTCATTTCGATGGCTGCTGCATACTTCAGTAAGACACGTACAGAAGACGATACCATCCGTCGTATTCGTCGCACGTTTAGAGGGAAGTAGTCATGGTACTGCTTCCTGTTAAGCAGTACTACCCACAGACCGATAGCGCCACAGGTCACGGAGATCGGATGTGCTTTAGCTCGACATGTGCTATGGCCATTAAGTATCTTCGTCCTGAGGCGCTTAAAGGTAGTAATGCTGATGATGACTACCTGCGTACAGTGCTGAAGTACGGAGATACTACAGTCTCCACCAGTCAAGTCAAAGCCTGTCAACAGTACGGAGTGTTTGCAACCTTCTATCAGAAAGGTACTAAACAGGCTATTATCAACGAACTTAAGGCTGGTTACCCAGTCGCTACAGGAATCCTCCACAAAGGCCCTGCTACCGCTCCTAGAGGTGGTGGGCACTGGATGCTACTGATTGGTGATGATGGTGAAAATGGTGTTTTCCATGATCCCTACGGTGAAATGGATAACGTCAACGGTGGTTATGTCACCATGGGCTCTGGTGGTAAAGACGTTAAGTACTCCTGGAAGAACTGGCTTAAGCGTTGGGAAGTAGAGGGTCAAGGTACTGGATGGTTCATGACCTTTAGACCCACCACTACACCACAACCAGTGGCTGCTAAGGCGCAACCAGTAGCTACCGTAGAGAACACTTGGAATGGAGTCATTGCTGCTGCAGTTAAGGCAGGTGCTAAGTTTCCGCAAGTTGTAGCTGCTCAGTGGGCACTTGAAAGTGGCTATGGTAAGCACACATCTGGTAAGAATAACTTCTTTGGCCTTAAAGGCTCTGGTACTGACCACGAAACCAAAGAATTTCTTAATGGTCAGTGGGTCACCATTAGAGCTGGCTTCATTGATTTCCCGGATTTACAAACTTGTGTGTCGTACTTAGTCCAACGCTGGTACAAGGACTATAAAAACTATAAGGGAGTCAATCGTGCGTCTTCTGCAGAAGAGTGCTGTAGGCTTCTAGTTCAAGAGCGATATGCCACTGATCCTCAATATGCCGAAAAACTAATCCGACTACTGCGGGACAATGCCTAGTACTACTTACAACATCACACCTGGTAGATTCTCACGGGAACTGCCTGTAACAACTCAAGCACATTTTAAGAGCTCAACAGCTAGTACTAATTCAACACTCATTAGAGGTAGTGCTGGTTCCGTATTTAATATCATCGTACACAATACGCATGGTGGTGCGGGAAGTTCTATAACACTCAGGTTTTACGACAAAGCAACAGCCCCTGTTGTTGGTACTGATGTCCCTATGATCATCATTCATATAGGATCTAATGTTTCTAAAGAGCTCAACTTTACGAGCGGTATTACTTTTAAGAATGGCATCGCTTATTCCCTTACTGCTGGTGATACTTTAATGGACGCTACTCCTGTTGATGCTGATGGAGTTCAAATTTATATCGGGTACATCTGATGATTGAAACTGCTATTGCTGGAGCTATTTCTTTAGTCATCGGTGTTAGTGGTGGAGTACTCGCTGTTAGTTCTAAATCTAATTCTCGTATGGATGAAATCGATAAACGTATTGACTCCATTGAACTAAGGTTTGCTGAGAAGTACGTACCACGTCAAGAGCTAGCCACTGCCTTACAAAAGATGGAGGATCACATGATCCGTATTGAGAACAAACTAGACCAAATCGTGTTGAGAAATGGCTAACAAGAAAGCAACGGAGGACATGTTTAATGAACTCCATAACATGGTCACTCAAGAGTTACTTAATCGGATTAAATCGGGTGAAGCCTCTACTGCTGATCTAAAGGCAGCTTGTGATTGGTTATCCAAAAATGATATCAGTGGTGTCGCCTATGACGGTAACCCTCTTGATAAACTTGCCACCATTATGCCCAAGGTAGACCCTGAACTTATCCAAAAGAGGTTATATGGCAGAGTATAGACCATTTGGTAAAAATGTAAAACCAGGTACTTCTGTATCAAAATCAAAAACTAATTCAAAAAAGCTTACTATTAAAGAGGCTCTTCAGGTATTAGGTAAGGATACACCTCCTAGTGATATGGCTCGACGAAACTACACTATGGACGTACCGTATCCTATTTATAGTCAACGTAGTAATTTTTATGGACAAGGTCCTACGGCAGATTATCAAGGACCAATGTCTGGTGCTGGTGTAGGAACTAGAGACCGTATGCCAGGTACTACGCCTACACCAGTAGAAGTTAAAACAGCACTACAGCAGTTGCTTGAGATGCTGAAAATAACCAAACCTAAACCTAAAGTAGGTAAGGATAAACAGTTAGAAATTGCCCCTACTAATAGTAAATATGGCAAGTACATCTAATTACTACAAGAATAACCCAAAAGCTAAAGCCAAACGGTTGAAGCAACAAGCTGAATACAACAGAACTAAAGAGGGTCTCAAGATCCGTACTAATGCCAATAAACTGAACCGTAAGCTTGGTACTTATGGTAATGGTGATGGTATGGATGCTTCCCATACAGGTCCCAATAAAGGCAAGTTAGAGTCCCCCAAAGCTAACCGTACACGACCCCGTAAGGGTAAGAAGTATGGGTAATCTACTTAAAATCCAGTAATGTGACACCGCTACTTCCTAGTCCTGATCACTACCTCCACAACCTAATAACGATGACAAGCTCTGAAGCAAAAAGGCTACACCGTCGTGCAATTAAGGAATACTTTAATTGTCAATGCGTATACTGCGGAGAAACTTATGAACTACATGAACTTACACTTGACCACGTTCGCCCTAAGTGTCTTGGTGGCGAAGACCTTACTTCAAATTTGGTACCCAGCTGTAGGAAATGCAATCAGGCTAAAGGAAGTAGCAATTGGCTACAATGGATGAGGGA